ACACACTGCATCCGAATTGTGCTTGTCTATCTACGTCGTCACGTGTTATAAGACAGTTCCGGCCAACCCCCTCATGCAGCGTGTTCCATACAGCATCATCTTCTGCATCAGCCGATTGTCGCCACCACGACCATGAGCTGTTGCTCACGGTGTCGCTTATGTCCTCGCCATTGCGTAGCAGCGTTGCCTTCAGCGTCATTTCGCCCGAACCGTTAATCATCACCGTGCCCGTATCGCTCGTTATCATTATCTGATAAGCAACACCATCCTCGCCCTTCTCGCCCTTCTGCGCACTCATCACAAGCTGCCAGTCAGCGCTCCCGGGCATAGGCTCACTCGTGCTGCCCTCGGGGTTGGTACACAGCCACACGCCGTTGCCGTGGCTTACCTGATCATAATAGTTGTAGCTCAAGCCCTTCTGCCACTCGCCTCTGTAGTTCACCATGTGCATAGCTTCACCACTCGAAGACACCCACTTAAAGAAACTGCTTTTAAACCTCGTTCCATCGGGAGATAGCACGAACACATCCTTGTCTTTGTGAGTAAAGTCAGTAATGCCTCTATATCCGACGATGCGAGGGGTACCTGCGCCTGTCGTCTCGAGCATCATGACATTAGCCCTTCCTGTATCATTATACTTTGCGTCTTCTGAATCTATTGCAGCCATCCTATGTCCATCAAGCACGATGATATCTCCAGCCGCAGGCGCATCATTCTCAGGGCTTTCGCAGTCTGTAGCAGACAAGATGATCCAAGAGAATTTCTTCCCCTCGAAAAGAGTATTTCCTTCCTCGTCTTTGATTACTTCAGCAGAAGCAGATACAGCCGTTACCAGTCTCCAGTAAAATTTGTTTTCGACTCCGCGGTATGTACCACTTTGAATATTAAAAGTCTGGCATTTTGCCTGATCATATTTAGTCCAGGTATTCTGCGTAGCCGTTGTTCCGTCATCTGCCAGGATATAACATTGCCAGCCTATCAAGTCTCCAAGAGTTCCATTTTTTTCTGCAGTTCTCACCTCTTTGACGTAATGTATTTTGCTGGAAGAGCCGCTTAGATATACATTCCCGCCTACAGAATAGAGCTTTCGAATTTCCAAATCGTTGAATATCGCTTTCCCCCATACAACCAGATTTGAAAGATACATCGTGAATTTATCGGAAGACTTCTCAATGCCAAAGCCTTTCTGAAGAATCTCGCTAAAATCAGTAGATTTAATAGTATCAACAACAAGATTTCCATCCTTGTCAAGGTGAAAAATGCCGTTAGGTCCGAATGTTGCACCCCCTTTAAGACTTGCCACATTATCAGAGATCAATCCTTTTGCAAAAGTAATGATCCCTTGGGCTATATCGTCTGAAGACGAAGATAACTTTTCTCTGTCAGCAGATAATAAAAAGTCGAACATAGAGAGAAGACTATTGCCAACACGCCTTGCTGTGTTTGCACCTTTCGTCCGCTCATCCCTGATACCTTCAAGGATTTTTATTATTTCGTTTTTGCCCATATAATCTAATTTATATTTTATTGTCAAACATCTGCTTGAAAATGTCTGCCATCAGGCCTAAATATTCCTCGCCGTAAAACATGCCCTCCATGTCGTTGAGTTTCATGATAGAGGCATAATATTTTTTATTGAACCATGGTTTGCGCTGACGAGGCTCGCCCAAATGGTGCTTAGCACGGTATTCAGGATCGAGAAAATGAAGGTCGCCAGGGTTGCCATGGTAATAGCCATTGCCTGTGCCAGCCTCTTGATAGAGACCATAGAGCAGGAATTTGTGGGCTATCATGCGAGAAGAACCACCGTAAGAAGTAGTTTGCACGCTATTGAAGAGGGCACCGGTATGCCGGATGCGGTAGTGCATGAGTTTTTCTTTCCAGATGTTGACCATCTCCTCAGCCCATCCCTTTTCATAGGCGTAAATGTCTGCTTGTGAGACAGGACGCTTGATGTCATTCGTTCCATTCTTCATCGTTGAACTCCAGGTTTAAAGGTTCACTCACGTCAAGATGAAACTCAACGCCTGTGAGGCCGTTGATGAAATAGGCACCTATCTCACGGCTGTCTATCTGGTCGCTGAGCATGTAGGTGTATTCTTTGAATTGCCAGTCGTACTTATCGATGACGATTTTGCTCAGAAACTGGCGGAATATCTTGCGGCATGTGTTGAGCTTCTCCTGTCGGTCATTCATGTCAAACTCTTTGTAGCGCATGAGGATCCACACAGTATAAGTGATGACCTTGCGGTAACTACCGTCACCATTGATGGCCACGTTGCCCTCGTTGGTGTCATCGATGACCACAAAGTTTTTACTCTTAGCCATGTTTTGCAGCATACCCTCGAAGGAGAGTGGGCTGCTGCAGGTGGTAGGCATGAACCCCAACTCTGAGGTAAGCTTGTTGTGCTTAGTGAGATCTCTGAAGTAAGAGAACGCATCAAAGCCCACCTGTACAGAAGGGGTGTTTATCTCTGTCTTAATCATGATTTTTTCAGTTTATCGTTTAACTCCTCGGCCTCACGTGCCTTGGCATCCAACTCGGTGAGCGCACGCCACACATCAGACTTTTCTATTTGTTTCTCCTTGGTGATGTCACCACCCGTGAGCGCTCGGATCTGCGCATTCATAGCCGCCGTCATATCATAGTCGCCTTCTTCAGACGCAGGTTTGAAGAGGTGTGGAAAAGATTTTGAAAAGTTATCTTTTATCCACATGAACCACAAGAACACTCCCATGGTCTCGGATGGAGCACATTTGATGGAGTCAGGCTCTTTGCCCTGATCGTCAAGATATAGTAGGCACACCATCTCGCGTAGTGGCTCATCGCTCGTCTTATCTGACTTGAGAAACTGTTGGAAGTAGTTATCGCAGACGATATAGTTGATGAGTGGAAAATCATGCAGCTCGACATCTACTGCCTTGTATGGACCGATGAAGTCAAGCCTGTTGTCTGCACCCTTGCCATCGAAGACGAAGTCGAATGCCTCGCACAAACTTTGTATCTGCCAAAGCTGAAGGAAGAAGCGCAACTTCTCACCATTCTCCAGCATAGTCTCGCAGAGCCATCCGTCTTTTTTCTCCTTGAGTACCTTGATACCGCAGAAACGGGCAAAGAGATAGGTGCGCACTTGCCATTCGCTCCAACCTTGTGTGAGCAGAAAGAGCACATAGCGCAGCTGCTCTTGTGTGAGATTACTCCAGGAGTGAGGAGCGTGGAGTTGCAGGCTGCCGTCAGCCAGCAAAGAAGAAGGTTGTGTCATCAGCTTTGTTTTCATACGCTTGCATGTGATTGGCCTTGTAGGCGGTTGAGTCTCTATATTTGGCGAAGTCATCGAGATGATCTTCTATGAAACGAAGAAGGCTCTCGAATGAGCCATGGGTATCTTGTCTGTCTGTGATATCGCCATTTTTTGGCAGGAACAATGCGATGAAATCGAGCATTTTGAGTTTGGCCGCTCGATGGTTTGGCTCGAATTTAGCCTTGCGCTCCTCGCTTAGCAACTGGTCAATCAAGTCATCGGAGAGCTGCTTGCGAAGAAAATTCTCTGCAGTATCGATGTTAGATCTGAAAGATGCGAGGTCATCGAATGTCGGTTTATGGTCGATATAATAATATTGTCGCAGCAAGACCGGTGACCAAAAGAAAGACCGTATATTGTCAAGTGCTTGCTCTGTCTCTGCCCATCCATCGACACGGCGAAGCTCATTGATCATGTTGTGTCTTGCCATGTCACGTCTGTAGGTCAACTCACGCTCCAGGGCATCGACACGGAATTGCGAGGCGGGCGCGATGTTGTCGTTGCTCACCACGCCGAAGCCATTGTCGGTCATGATGATGTCTTGCGAGTGCAGACGATCAAGGAACGTGGCTATCATGACGTATCTCTCGACCTGCAAGAGTAGGCGTGATCCTACCATGGTTGCATCATTTTCATGATCCTGGCCTATGATATTTGTCACGAGGTCTTGATACGTATCATCAAATGATTCCAACATCTTGTTGAACACATCCTCAGAGGCTGCGCCTACGAATGGTAGGATTGCCTCAAATCTATCAACTGTAATATCAATCATCTGTCTGTGATTTTGGGTTGTTTGAAACTTTCTTGGCATCCTTATTCTCGTCAAGGGTGGTGAGCATGATGAGCGGCACGTCTGGATAGACCTTATCCTCCCAGTGGTTGAAATAGATGATAACCCAGTGGACAGTCTCCATGAGATCATGGAAGGCTTTCTCTATCGACTGCTTGAGCGTGAAGAGTTCTCGCTTGTCGGATCCTGAGTTGTTGGTCTGACTCTTGCCAGGAGTAGCACCCACGAGGTTAGGATGGATATTGTCTGCATAACATTGCATATTGTTGCTCTCTGCGATGTCGTCGCTGTAGTCGCCTCCGTCCTTAGAGGTGTCGATGCGAGTGATCTTGACCATGTTAACCTCCTTGCCGTCTGGGGTAGTGTAATATCCCGCCACCCACAGCTTGCCGCTGTTCTCGATGCCAGAGATGAAGGACTTGATTTTTTCTTTTTCCAGGAGCTTGCGCTTTTTCTGATCTTCTTGATTGGTGATGTGCTCCTCCTTGAAGATGCCGCGCCAATAGTCATTGTGGATTTCCACGAGGTAGGGGATAGCGGCATGGTTTCTGAGTTTCGACATCTTGCCGATGGCGATGAGTCGGGAGATATCATACCATTTATCTCTGAAGATAGCACTGTAGTAGGGAACTGGATAGTATTGACATCCGGCAGTAGGGAAACGTGTCACGATGGCAAATACACGCACCTTAGTGCGAGGACCATTGCCGCCTTGCCGTGACTTCACCTGTCCGCTCTGCCCCTTCAGCCCCATGCGCTCCTGCAGGTCGCCAAGTGGGTCGAGCTCGTCGAGCAATGGGATAGCCTCTATGTTCTCAGGCTCCAGCGCATTGCGCCAATTTGCGTAAAGCACGTATTCGGAGCGACCGTTTTTGCTCTGCGTGAATCTGCAGTAGCAAGCCTCCTTGTGTCGGACGGCCACGATGCGGTCGCCCTTCTTGTTGAGGATGATAGCCGAGACGCAGAAAAAGAAATACTTCATATCCGTAATTTGCTCCAGGAAGAATCGGCTTAGAGAATTGTGCATCTTGAAGAGGTTGACATCCTTGTCGTCGCTTGGCAGTTTGGTTTTGATGTCGTTGTATTGGAATCCAAGACCGTAGCAGGTGAGCACGTTGAAAAGTTTGTTCTGTGCCATCACGCTGCTCTCTCCGATGCTTTTGATGAGCTGGTAGGGTAGAAGGTTGTTTTCACCGAAGGGGATATAGGTGTAGTTTTTGCCATCGCTTGCCTTGACGGTCATCGTGTCTGTGATGCCGTCATCGTCGAAGATGCCAGAAGACTCCACGAAACCGCCCGTCGGGTTGTATGCCTGGTAGCTCATCACATCGCCCATGGTGGCGAAGGTAATGTCTATGTTTTTGTCGTCCATTGCTATAAGTATATTGGGTGATTATTATATCTGAAGATGAAAACGTCGCGCACCTTGCGCACCTGGTTGTTGACGGGGTTGCGAAGTCGGTGTGTACCCTCCCGCCAGTTGGAGGAAGTGACGAGCCAGCCACGGTAGTGGATGATGGATCCGTCGGATGCCTTCCAGCAGTCGATGTCAACAGGCGAGCGGTCGATGCGTGAGATATCGAGCGAGCGGCGAAGCTCGTTGATGTGTATTGCCTTGCTTGTATCAGCCATATATGTGAAAACTTTAAGGGTGAAACTTTAGTTGAACGTGTCGTCGAAGGAATCATCGAAGATGCGACCTTCGCCCATATTCTTGAACATCACGTTTTGGATGCGCTGTGCATACTGGTAGGTGAAGGTGAACTCTGGCATATCGTCAGCCTCATTGGTGCGCTCAGCCTTGGATTCAGTGATGGTGACTTGCTTGTCTTGTGAGTAATCTCTGAAAAGAAAGATCTCGTCGGAGCGCAGCAGGTCTTCGGCGAAGTGAGTCATCGATGGTGGCAGGATGCCGGTGTCGCCCTCGAAGTTGCGTGTCTCCCTGATAGAATAGTTGATTTTCTTGCCTGAGATCACGGCGCTCTTGCGCTCGAACTCTGGTGAGATCTTTTTTTTGCCGAGACAGTAGAAAGTCTCCTGGCATCCGAAGCTGTTGGTAAAGAGCAGCACCGGGTCTGCCACGCTGCCGGTATGATCTATCTGGAACTCTTGTGTGCGCTTGCCCACGGTCACGGTATAAGCGAAGAGATCTCCATATACCTCGTTGTGGTATCTGTCGGGTGATACGTCGAATGTGGTGATGCTATTGACTGTGCGTGTCGGTGTGACATCAGCTGTGAAGGTGGCGGTGTTGACGGTATTAGCATTCTTGATGTATCGCGCCGTGACGGTCGCCTTGGTGCTGTCTGAGCCAGCTGCATGGAGGTATTCTCGATGGCCGAGGCGCGTGAGTTTAGCGCCATCCAGGAGTGACATGAAGTATCGGTCGAGGAATGTTGCCGCCGACATATCGATGTCAACGGTGGCATAGTAGGCGGTGATGCTGCCGCTTGACCATGAGGCAGTTTCTGTCTCACCTGTGTGCTCGGTGATGGAGATTGAGAATGTGGCAATCACAGTCGGGCGCACAGCATCGGCTATGAGCGTGCCGAGATCGTAGATGGTGATGTTGCCGGAGACGGGGTAGTATGTCTCGCTGAGCAGTTCTTCTCCTGCACAGGTGATGGTGACGGTTGCGCTGTCGCCACCTATCGAGAAGGAGAAGGTGTCGAGCTCACTGGTGAAGAGTGGTGATGTTGGTTTGGTGGCTTTTATCATGTCTTATCTTTTTTTCGTGCAAAGATAACAAGGTAGGGGAGAAAATAAAAATACGAGACCGTCATCACGACGACCTCGTATGTTATCTACTTTCTGGTAGAAAAGTAGTCAATATAGAAAAAAATGACTGTATTTTTTGTTATTCAGACATGGTATCCTTGATTATCCAGACGAGCCTGCCACCCTCAATCTGCATCATCTTATATCCATGCTCTACCATGTATTCTGTGATGGTAGAGATAGAGGCAAAGACCATCTCTTTGATGGCATCCTGTATATCCTTGGAAGAGAGGAAGTCAACGTGCTGATCATTTTGATCATCACATGGACCACTGCCTTCTAAGTAGGCATCAAGGGCTATTGTCACATAGTCAATCTTTGACTCTCGCTCCAGCGGCTGTGGCTTTTGCTCATTATCGTAGGCAGCAAAGCCTATCGGTCGTTTTTTCATACCTTACCTCCTTTGGCCTCCAGGGCTACGTTGATGGTCTGGAAGAGGTCGCTCATACGCTTGAAGGCGTTGAGCATGAGCAGCACCTTGCCGGGACCTCCGAAATCGTCCACGCTGTTGGTTACTACCTCGTCTGATACAAGCTTGTCCTGTATGTAGTTGAGGTTCTCGATGAAGTTGTTGAGTTGGTCAACGTTCATCATATCCACGAGCGCATTCCATACTTCCGTTGTCATGCGCAGATCGGTAGCATTATTCTCATTCATCGCTCATCCCTCCTTTCTTGTCTCTGGTCCAGCCTGGGTGCAGGAGACCTTCTGCCTCTTTCGTGAGTACCCCCCCAGAATCTCTATAGCGCTCGAAGATGTTGTGGCGCTCGCTCTGGATTTTTTCGTTCTTTTTGGCCCAGTAGTTCTTGAGATCAGCCTTGCCTATGTTATACTTATGCCCTGCCTCGTTACGGCTCTTTCTCAGACTTAGTATATGAAGCTCGTATTTATTCACGGCTTCCTCATACGCCTCGCGTGCATCATGAAGCTCGTCTTTTGCCTGATGCTCCTGTGCGAGGAAACTTTCCATATCGTCATTATATTCATCATGCATTTTTGCCAAATTCTCAGCGTAGAACATGCGAAGCTTATTCAGTTCAGCCGTATTGTCTGCAAGGAGTTTATGGAACTCCTCGGTGGTGAGGTTGGAAGTCTGTGACTCTATATTGTTTATCTGTTGATCTTTCATAATCCTATATATTTAAATTTTAATACTGCAAAATTACTCACTTTTCTTTAAACGGAAAAAGCTTCTTTAGCTATTACAATAGCGATTGTATTCACGCCTGTTCCACTTTCCTTGAACTTTCCCTCGCCTATCTCGTAGGTGTGCGCACCTACCTCCTGCAACCACTTGCGGAAATCGGCGCAAACCTTCTCCTGCCCCATCTGCCAGTGGATAGAGGTAATGGCTGCCACGATTCCACCGGGCTTTAGACAGGCGTACATTCGCTTGACATGGCGGATGTCCTGATTGCCCGAGAAGGGAGGGTTGGCAATGATGCGGTCATACTGAACGTTGGATTGCTCCTCGTAGAAGTCCTCGCCCATCGGTCTCACATTGTCCATGGTAGAGAGAAACTGCCTGTTCTCGGGCATCAGCTCGTAGTAGTCCACCGCCACCTCAGGGCATATGCGATGTATCGCCTTGATGATGGCCCCTCTACCTGCACTAGGCTCCAATACGCTCATGCCTGGCAGTATGTCGCCTGCGAGAGATACCAGCCAATCGGCCAGCTCTGGCGGAGTCTCGAAGAATTGGAACTCCTGCTGCAGGTAGCAACGCTTGCCTTGCATTAAAACGGAAGCCACACGGGTTGCATCGAAGTCGAAGGTGAAGCCTTGAACCTTTCCACCGGTCCACTTGCCGCCGGCTTCCTCCACCCACTGCTTCACCGTGGCATAGCTCTTCTTGTTGAGCTGCACCTGCGGAAGATAGAGCACGTTGTCCTTGAAGGTACAACGCTTGAGGATGTCTTCGGGAGATAATTTCTTGCCGTCATCCTTGGACTTCTGTTTGTCTCCATCCTCCTCCACGGATGGACAGAGGAGATGCTGAATGCGATTCATCGCCAGGCTGACGGCTGCTTGCAACTGTGTGACCTGCGACAAGACCTCAGTAAAGAAGGCTGTGTCTACATGACCTGTATCATCGTACATGTCAACACCCTCAAAAGTCTCTGAGAGACCGTGAAGGCACTGCGTGCTACCACGTAACGTTTCTATTAAAGTCTCTTTGTTGCTCATCATAACTTTTCTGTAAATAAATCCTTGTAGTGTCAATGCTGCCGTGCCCCAGGAGGTCGGCAAGCTGCACGATGTCCTTGTTCTTCTTCAGAAACATCTTGGCAAAGAAGTGGCGGAAGGCGTGGGCATGCATCTTCTTGCTGTCGATGCCCACATGCTTACCCCAGTCCTTGAGATTTTCCGAAAAGCCACGCTGGTTCATCGTCTGTCCATATCGGTTCAGGCAGATAAGGCCTTTCTTGCCGGTCTCCTTAACATAGTCCTTCACCTCGCGCTGCAGCTCCTTCTGGAAAAAGAACCGGCGGTACTTGCTGCCCTTTCCTTTCAGCACCACTTCGCCATGAACGATGTCCTCCCACGTGAATTTCATAAACTCATGCAGTCTGGCGCCCGTGGTGGCGAGTATCCTCACAAAGAAGTAATAGTCTTTGTTCGGTTTCGTCTTCAGATAGGCCAGCAGTGCCTCGTATTCCTTCTCCGTCGGTACGTTCTCTACAGACAGCGTTCGCTTGTGCTTGCGCCGTTTGACGGATATGGGCTTCTTGGCGAATTCGGCAAACTTCTCGAATCCACATATACGAAGATTAATGGTATTCGCCTTCTTGCCCTGGTCTTCCATCGTCTTGAGATAACGTTTCACGTTCTCTGTGTTGAAGTCATCTGCATACTGATAGAAGAGCTTCATGGTCGTAACGTAGCTTTCCTGCGTTCTGTGCGAGAGATCGAACTCCTGCGATAGCCAGTTGGCAAAAGCATCGAGCTTATGCTTATTGCGCTCGGAAACCACTGATTTCTTTTCCAGTGCCTTCACCTGTCTCTTCTTTCTGTTGTAACCGACACCGAGAAAAGTCAGGAAGTCGAGTACGCAGTCGGAGTATCCTGGGGCAAGAGCCATATCGGATGCGAAGTTTAGCCGATACTGTTGATATCCCTTGCGGCTGATACTCTCGGCATGTTCCAGGAAATGGGCGACGTACTTCATGCTCTCGCCAAGTTTTCGTGAAGTGACGTTGGCGTTGCATAGATATTCCAAGTATCTGATTAAATACTCTTGTCTTGTTTGTTCCATGAAATGTTTTCGTTAATAATTCTCTTTGTGCAAAGGTACGGAATTCCTGCCTTTGCACAAAGGACAAACATATGAGTGATGTATGGCTATTTTCCGCCTTCTTCTACCGGGCGCCAATATACTGCGAAGGTGTTGCACTCCTCGAAGCAATCTGCATCGCTGCCCTCTGTCCAGATAAAGGGATAGCCACCTTCATAGCGTATGCCGTCGGCACGCATTACGCTCTCGCGGCATAGGTTGGGTGTGCGGGGGTCGTGGAATCTCACCTTGGCTCCCTTCTTGAAGCCGTCTGCCACCTTCAGGAACTCTCTCGACTTGTAGATAAACATCCTGTTGCCGTGTACCCAGAACTGAAGCAGCCCGCTATGCGTCATTTGGCATACCATCTTGCTCAGTTCAAGGCCATCCTTCCTGGAGATGGATTCGTCATCGGAACAGCTGACCGATGTAACCGTGGTGTCGGGATAGATCACCTTGTATTCTTCCAGGCGGTCCTCAACAGTTGCTGGCAATTTCTTATTTCCCATAGCTACATCACCTCCCCTCCGAAAAAGAAACCGCTGACTGCCACGATGACCATCAGAGCCACCATGCCCAACATGACCTTTGCGACGTCGCCATAAGTGACCGTCTCGTCACAGAGGAAACTGAAGGTTTCGCTCTTGGTCTTGGCGAGCTTCTTGATTTCATACTTGAGGGCCTTGATGCCCTCCTCTACGCTGATGCCTGCAGGTCTCACCTGCGCATCACTTAATAAAATAGAATTCTGCATAGTGCATCATCTTTGTTAGCATTAAACAGCCGATTGTATAAAAGGGTGGCGGCTGCATTCCCCGTTGCTAACAAAGATGATGACTTATCCGAGAGGACAAAACAAATCTTTACGGTTCATGCAGCCGCCATATAGGTACACCTTTTTCCCGTTGCCGGGAAAATGATACTCTTGGGCATAAAAAAAGCCTGCGGCAAGAAGCCATAGGCGAAACGGTCGCCCTGCCGGATAGACTACTATCATCTTTTTTGTTAGCGGTGGCAAAGATAAGAAGATTATTTGGAACTGCCAAATATTTTTAGGAAAAAGTTTTGTTTTCCACTAAAAATTATTATATTTGCAGGTGTTTTATATAATATAATAAGGTATGGAAGAAAAAGATCTCTTGAAGCGAGTAGAGATGCTCGAGAAGCAGCAGCGCTCCCTGCTGGATGCATTCAGCCCCATCTGGCACGACTATCATAAAAATGGCGGGTTGGGATATGCTGTAAAAAGTATACTGGGTATCCTGGTTCTTATCCTGGTATGCCTGTTCCTGCTGGTAGCTCTGCTACATGCCGAGAACATTTGCTAAGGTCTTGGCCAGCCATCCTGCAATGAAGCCTCCTGCGCCATAGAGGAACTTTACAAGGGTAGAAACCTTGTTGGCCTTGTCGATGTATTGCCAGAACTTCCGGTTCCTTACATATTTCCCGTATCCGTTTTTGGCTTTCCGTCCTTCACTGGTAAGACTATAGTATGCTTCTCCTATTTCCAGGATGAGTCCTTCGCTTATCAGCCTGTTCAATATCAGTAATGGTTCATTGTCATAATCAAACTTCTCATTGATAGCCCAATGAATATCATCCTTGCTCATTTCGTTCTTGGTGAACAGCCCCAATACGTAGTCTATAATCTTATTCTCATTCATATTCTTCTTGTTTTGAAAATGTCCCTCATTTGAGTATCCACTGCCGTCATCACTGGAGTGGCTCCACTCATCATCGTTTAGTTTAATAATTCTCATGTCAAAACCTGCTTAAATGAAGTCCCCGGTACGGCTCTGTGCCGGGGACGATGTGTTAAATAAAGATAGCCTAAATAGTAAGGCTAAGCGAGCCGAATTTCTGAGCCATATCCTGCAAGGCACCTCTGAGAGTAACAAGCTCATCAGGAGTGAACTGCGATGCCTTTCCATTGACTATGTTTCCGTTCATCTTATGTGCCAGCCAAGAGCGAGACTTGCCAAAGTAAGCCTTTGCGATGTAAGCCATGGAGACCATATCTGTTATCTCACCAAACTTCTCAGCCATGGTCAGTTCCTTGACCTTCTGCTCTGTGGTCTTAGCCATGTAGCCCACTGCCACGGCAAAAGCCTTAGGGTCTGACTCCTTGAGTGCATCCATCTGACGGCGAACCTCCGCCTTATCCTCTGCGGTCTTGGCAGCTCTGTTTTGTGCAGCCAAAGCCTTCACCTTATCAATCATCTCTGTATATTCCATAATCTTATATTTTTAAGTTTAAAGGAATGAGTGCCCCCGAAGGGGCTTTCTCATTTCTTTTTGTTTTTAATTTTGTTTTCCAACTCTGCGATTTCTTTTTCTGCTACCCTCTTGAAGGTATCGGGGAACTCTTGCCAATACTCCAGGTAGAAAAGCAAATCGTCTTCATTTTCCTTGAGTTCCTTAGATTTTCGTCTTGCCATATACTATCTTTATTAACACGATGCAAAGGTAATAAACTTTTGTTGAATAACCAAATATTTTCGTGAATATTTTCAACATTTGTGTATTATTTAACGTTTGGCTACGAAAAAGCCCCCGATGCGTGGAGCACCGAGGGCTATGGTTATTCTTTATCGTCTGTTGTATCTTTCTTTGGGAATATTGGTGGTATTTTGTTGAGTACAAAAACTACCGCCAGGCTGATTACCGTTGTCACACCGATAGCTATTGCAGTATTGTCATGACCATTCATTGCTAATTTATAAGCAATGTATCCAAAGAAGATGATGAGAATGGTACCCAGGATTTGTCCTAATGTAGCCTGATTGAATTTCCTTTTCACGATTCTCTTCTCCATATAGATGCGATGATCTACCTGCTTCTCTGTCATTGTCATGATGCGGTCGGTTGCGCCTGGCAATGTCTTTTCGTAAGCTTCAAAATGCTCCGGTGGAGGAAGAGGACCGCTAAAGGTTCGCTCTTCTTCAATAGACATCATCGTTGCCAGGATGGCATTTCGCTTGTCTTCTGGCAGTTCCTGCAGGATGTCATTAACGTTTGCCGGTATGGCATCCTCAATCTCTGCGATTTCTTTGTTGTCTTCTTTATCTTGCTGCATAAAGTTGTCGTCTATTAGCGTTTAAAACTTTCCTCATATCAGAACCTACTGCTTCCCAGTCTTTCCTCAAGTCAGACACATTGTTACCTTTCAAGTAATCATTGAACAGGCTGTTGTCGCCACCGAGGCTTCCTAAACTACGCAAGCCTTCTGCTAAAGGGTGGCGAGCGATAATCGTAGAGCGGAGTGCTCTACGTCTTGTAATTCTTAGTGCTCTCATTACTTGCGTTGTTATTTTGTTATTATTGATGTTTCTTTTCTTCCGCTGCAAAAATACATCTTTTTTCTGATACAGCCAAATATTTATTGCAATTTTAACTATAAAGTTTGCTATAAAGTTTGTTATAAAGATTAGAACACGCTAATTTCTGATAACTGCAAATACGCAAATATTAACTAAGATTTAACATTTTAGGCTTGAAAAAATGGAATTAGGCAATAATTTAACATACTAAATCATTGCCAATTCAGCAAAAATCACTAATTTTGCAGCGAAAATAAAACTGTATATATGGACCTCTTCAGAAACATATTGGCATTTGGCTGTACGTTTTACCTGATATATTTTATCACGTCGAGCGTACTTAATATGTTGTTTGTCCTAACTTGCGGTTACACAACAAGCGTGCAAAAAAAAGCCGCTATTATCCTTGGGATCATAGCAGCTTCTCTTCTTATTCCTTATTATTATTATCCTGCTTAGTATTTATTGCGGGCATTATTTTGAGCCTTGTACAGTTCTACGGCTGCATCTTGGAATGCCTTGGGAGTATTAATTTCCAAAGAGTCTAAGGCGTTTTTAATCGATTCTTTAGTTTCCCTATCCGTTTTTCGGTCAAGGTACTCACTGAGGTTTTTAATGAACCCATTGGTAGATAAATCGATATGCATATCTCCGTAATCAAGTTTAAAGCCGCCTCCATTGATAGCCAGTATTATTAGTGCAGCAATGGCTATTTTTATTTTGTTGCTTGAGATAAAATGGAGATTACCCGGAGATTCCATCTGAACCTTTAGGATAACATCGTTCTTTTGGTTCGCTATATTTTGTTCCCCGCAAAAGCCATCAATAATACCGAATATCTTATCTAGAGCATAAAAAGAGTAGGTAGAAACATCCTTTGTAGTATTTATCTTTAGAACTAAATGGAATTCATCACTCTTGCTATAGAAATCAGATATTGCATTGTCAAGATATGGTGCGTAGCCTGAAATGTCTGATATCGGGTGGCGGGAATTAAACATAAGTTGAGCTTTAGGAGGAAGGTCTAGTCGAGTAGTGTGTTTTACTACTTCTATCGGCAAACGCTTGATGAAAGGGCATTTTCCATTTCCGTCTTTTACATTGGCTTCGTCATACACGGAGCCAGTAACTCGGCATATACTCACTCTATATGACGAATGGCTTGGCACAAGGATTAGGTCTCCTGGTTTTATAGAACGACAAAATCTCAGCAACTGCGAAGCTATATGCCCAGGACGAGGTACATCAGGAAAGAGCTTTTTAACCTTTTCTCTAAGTTGCACATTTGCTTTATTCCAATCAGCATCCAGCTTGTTTATCTCATGACGTGTTATTTCGTTATATCCAATGGCAACGAATCCTTCCTTGTCGAATTCCTCGTAGTAATCTCCGCCCATAGTACGTACCATCCAATAGCCTGTTGACTCTTGAACCTTCTGAACGTAGTCATTAAGTTGTTCTATTGTAATCATTCTCTAACAAAAAACGGCTCGTGCATCCAGAGGGCAGTCCTTCAGCACGAGCCATTACAGCTGTATATCGTTATATATTGCCTTGCACGAAGCCTGCCCGAATCATGCATAGCATTATTATCTTTTGTAGGTGCAAAGATAATAAATAATATCCAAAAGAACAAAGAGCAGGGCATAAAAATACGCAAATTTTAACTAAAATATACAATACTGGGAGATGAGGAATTTGCGCTATGAAAAAACGATGTTTTGCGGTCTTTGGAGCGGAAAACATACCTTAGACCGATGAAATCGCAACATTTGGCAGGCTTCGACCTCGAAGTTGAAGATGCCGAATGTGTCGTTTTACGACAGGTTTTCCACACCCAAAGGTTGGAAAACCTCGATTTTATCGGGGTTTTAGGGATTCAAAGGGAAAATAATTCCCCTTTGTCGCCGAAACGACCCCCCACCGCCCTGCGCCAGAGCCCGCCTCCCGACCCTTGGAAAAGACGGAATATGTAAACAAGTATTAAGAAGTTTGTAAGAGTGCTAAACATAAAAAGGGGAGTCCGCATCGCTGCGAACTCCCCCAAACGGCGGTCAAGCGAGAATGCTAACCACCTATCTATAATCGTATGAAAAAAAATAATATCAGAGCATGGAGCCAGTGGAGATATAGCCATCGGACTGCGGGAATTTCTCTATGCCAATCATGAGTGTGTCGAAGGCATCGGAGCCATCGGTGCGAGCCTCCAGCTTGTCCTCCTCGGTCTCTGCCAGTTTTTCTCCTCGCTTATCCTTCTTGCCATTATACACACCAGCAAGGCGGATGGATATGAGCAGATCTTCATTGTTTTCGCTGTTGATTACGGCACGGTGCTCAGCCTTGCCCACGAACATACGGTTGATGAGCAGCATCTTTTCCAGGTGTCCCATCGGGTTGCCCAGATAGACCTCGTTGACATACCAGCCATGGTCTGTGAGATAGTTGGCGATGAAGGTATGGAAGTCATCATTCATCAGGGCGTAGTTGTTGCCCACGAAGGTAGAGTCGTAGTAGAAGTTAACCTCCTTGCATCGTTGGTACAGGTAATACTCCATGAACTTATCGAGAAGGGCAGGCAGCTTATTCTCATACTTCACGAAGAAACTCTTCAGGCAACGAGCCTCGCCGCGCAGGTTGTCTTGTCCCACGCACATCCAGTTGATGAGCGCATTGGCATCGAACGCTATGCACAGCGGACGGTCAGGATCAACGTCTGCATCCATGCGTGCATCCACATGCTGTAGCTTATCGATGTCGTACTCCAGGCCATCGAGGAAGTCGAGGTTGGGAGCCGTGTATAAGTTGACATCACGCAGGTTGGAGTAGAAGCCATCGAGCGAGATGGATGGCCGCTTGCACATGATGGAAGTCTGGAAGGTGAGTGCAGGCAAGTCTCGCTTCATCTGCTTGATGAACTCCATGCCGAGCACCTCTACATTATAGACAGAGGAATACTCCTTATAGAAGAGTGTCTTGGAACGCAACTGTGCCAGTAGCAAGCCTATCTCCTTCAGGCGACGCTTGGCATATAGACTGACGTGCCCCGATGTCTTGATGCGGTTGCGGATGTCAAACTCTTCAACCACGAGCGAGGAGATGGCTTCCACGAGGTGAGGATCACAATCCTTCTTGTAGTTGAGGAACCAGGAACCTTTCTTAGTGACCGGCATATCGGAGGTGATAAGCATGCCATGGTGGTAGTAATGCTGACCAAAGAGGTTGACATTGCCACGGTTGGCAGGAAAGGTCTCATCCTTCAGCTGCTCGAAGTCGATGAACTTCGCCTCGTCGATGTCGAGGTAGTCAAGCGAGAGGGAGTTAGACGTGCCCTTGCGATCTTGTGAGATAATGGTGCCTATACTTCCATTATAAAACGAGATGGTGTTCTCCCAGTTGGAAGGAGGAATGACCGGGTCAGGCCATCCCAATTTCTTAGGTGGCTTGACCCCGATGAGATAATGCTTACCCCGATGGAAGCCCCATCGCTCCCAGTGCTGAAGCATGGACGGTATGGTATTGGTGAGACATCGCTTTGCATTGGCGGAGACAAAGCCACCATTGCTGCCAGGCATGCGCTGCATGTTGCGCAGGTTGAACATGGAGTGGAGTACACTCTTGCCTATGCCTCGACCGCCCACTATCACGTTGTCTCGAGCGTTGATGAAGTTGACCTCCATCTGTGCTGGGTTTAGATATTGATCGATCATTGAGCATCCTCCTTGATTTCTTCTGTTGGTGTATATTCCAAGAGTTGCTCATCATAGTCTTCAGCTTCGATTTTGACAAGATCCATGGAGTTGTCGGTGTATTTCTTGATGAGCTTCTTGATGGTGGTCATCACGTTAGGAATGCGCTTGAGACCCAAGTGACGAGGATCTGTGGTAGGGATGAACACCTGAGGCTGAATCTGGTCGTAGCCATTATCCACAGGATCTTCCTTATCCAGAAGATGATATTTACCGTAGGCAGCAGCTGCAGCAGCCATGGCACGGGCATCGCCCATGGACTCAGCCTTATCGTAGGTGCGCTGTATCATCTGGTCGAAGCGGAAACGGGCAAAGTCCTTGGATACACGCTGGAGATTGCCCAGTATGAGCTTGATGAGGTGCAGATCGTTGTATGCCATCATGCGCTGCACACGATAGTCTTGCATATCCTTGAATACCAATTCCTGGTCTGTCTTGCGGGGATTGACGAGCCACCACGAATAGAGGGCACGGATGCGCAAAATGCGGTCACGCACAGGGGCGGGTACATTTTGCGCATCCATCTCTTCGGGTGTGCGATCCATGAGGTCGATGATGGCATCGATGTTGGCTGGTTCTCTCATACTCTAATCTCCTCTAACATTTGGTTCAGGTATTCATGTGTGCGCTGCACGGCTTGTGGCGAGCCAGCAGCAGCGAGGTCAAGTTCATTCTTGCGAAGCTGCTGCTTCACAGTCGCCATGCCCAGGTAGTAGGCACGGTGAAGCTTAGACGAAGGCTTTAGAATCTCCTCACGCAGTTCATCCTCGTTAATATCCAAAAGGACGGACATCTCCGATATCGGAGTCAAAGTCTCAGCCAAGTCTTGCACGTTTTTCATCAATTCCTGTGTAATTTCCATTGATTTTCAAACTTTTGTTAGTACAGTGCTCCAGGTAACCATGGAGCAGATCATAGAAGACTTGTGGCTCTGTAGTGACGATGGTCGATTCATAACGGCTGCCATAGGTCTGATTTTGTGAGGTGACGACCGACACCACGCAATCGGCGGCTCTGAAGAGGATTACCTTGGAGTGGTTCTCACCCAGATAGACCTCGTCGAAGCATGCCTGCATCATGCGCCAAAGCTGCACGGTCTTCTTGCTCGCCTTGACATCGAGCAGCATCTTTGCCGAACGGATGCTGTCAGACTGCCGCATCAGGCGGAACCCACGGAGGAACTCCTCGGAGGTAGAATAAGATGACACCCACACTTCTGCAGAGTCTGTCTGTGAGAGAATCCACTTGATGAGACCGAGGGTGTGGATATGTCGCCCGAAATAGGCTTGCGTCTGGACTTCGCCGATGGGTTTCAGTAGGTCTGATACCTTAGCCTTGGTTGCCATTCTCAGCGAGGCGGGCTTTAGCAACACGGTCACGGTCGGCACGTGTGACCACGTATGAGTCGTAGGCGAGCATGTCGGCACGATACTTCTTGTCAAGGTCTGAGAGTATCTTGAGATACTCGTATCGGTCGCACGGCTCTTTATCTTCCATCGACTTGAGCGTCTCGAAGGTAGATTTTATCTCCTTGTATCGCTTGGCGTTAATATCCCAGAGGGCTGCAACTTCTTCGGGCAGAAAATCGTGATCCTTGCGCTTGCCTTTGCGGATGACCGCGACACCATCTTCTTCGGAGGACGGCAGCTCTGCATCATCATTGTTGGACTCTTCCTCGCTGGAATCGGTCGTTTTGGCGGTCGTACCGGTCGTTTCTTCGGTCGTAGCCACTGGTGCACCCTCGTCTATGATGGCTTGTGCCTCTGGAATGACGAGACTATCCATCTGCTTAACCTCATCGATGGTCATTTTGTCGAGACGAATTTTGAGGAACTTGCCCAGTTCATACTCGATGTTGGAACGGTATGCCTGTGGCTGTCTGGTGGCACGGGCATGATAGAAGCGGTCTCTGTTGAGACGAAAAAGCATGTTTGCCCCCTTAATGACGTCTGCATCGCTCTCATGCTTGGCATTGAGCCATGCTTGTATTTGTTTGGTGAATTGATGATCCATATATGCGAAAATAATAAAAGGTGGCTCAGGCACGAAGCGAGAGCCACCTAAGCTGCTGAAACATTTTTGATATTATGAGTAAAATAGCGCCTACGCTGTATGCTCAGTCCATACGGAGCCGTCAAGACCACTGATGTCACCCTCGTCGGTCTCCAGTTTGCCCTCGTAGAAAGGTGCCGGACTAACGTCTGTGGCTTCAACGCTGAGTGTAGAGGTGACGGAGTCTGTAGCACCCGCACCGCTATTCTGAGCAAATGTGGACTTAGGTGCGAACATCTCGCAACCCAAGATGCGGAAACGACCATTAGGCATCTGCTGAGCGTAGATCATCTCATCGTTGATGACCATTCGACCGAAGCCTGTGATGTCGGCATCCATGCCACCGATGATATACTCAGCCTTGTTGAGGAATGTGGCTGAAGGAGCCTCTCCCTGTGTCTCGGTGGTAATGCTTGACTTGAGGGAGACCAGGTCAACCACATGCCACTTAGCATCGGCTTCCAAAGCGAAGTTGCCCTTGTATGTGGCAAGTGCGGTCATGTCTGTAGCTTTATCCTCTATGTCATCAGGAAGCTTTGGCCATGTGAGAATCTTTGACTTGAGAATAGCCAAGAACTTAGGGCGAACGCCAGGAGTAATGCGTACTCCTGGACATTTGCGGACTGATTTATATAAATCTTTTGTTGTGCAAACCATAATTTAATCTCCTATATATAAAAGGTGAAAGTTTACTCCTTGCTCTCAGCACCTGTGCCATCGGCTGGGTTTGTGTCATCGACAGGATCCTGCTCGCCGTTAAGACTTGTACCCTCGACTGTGGCGCTCTTTTGGATGATAGGCTTCTGGCCATCATCAGTGATGAACATGATGCGCTCCTTGTTGATGCTCTCGTACTGGGTGCCGAAGAACTTGGTGGCGATGAAGTCGAGTTTCCATGGGTGGTATTTCTCCACGCTGATTTTCTCTGCATCGTTATTGTTGGCCTCGTTGACACCCACGAGCATATTGCTGCGAGTTGTGAGCTGGAAGAATGGAGCATCCTTCTTATTGCTCAGTGGAGCAAAATGTACATTCTCGAATCCCACGATGGAATTGTGGCTGTAACCGTTGTTGTATGGAACAGATCCGAACTTCTTCAGGAATGCACGGTTGTACATGTTAACGAAACTCTGAGGAACGAAGAGCAGCAGATTATCTTCTGCCATCAACTCCTCGTCAGCAGATTCACAAATAGCTTGTGCGAAGTCAACTGCGTTGTCGTCATTGAGGACCTTACCACTACCCAAGATGTCTGAAACCTTGATGAGGTTGCCGAGATCAGTTGACAGTGTGCCTGCTGTCAATTCTTTGGCTGCGATTGTATCTAAACCATTGAAAAGGTCTTTCGAACCATTACCGGCGGCATTGCGCACGGCATTCCAAAGCACTTTATCAAGGTTCTTACCAAGTTTCAAGGCGAGAAGTTGGAGAACCTGTAGGGTGATAGGTACGTTTTTGAGAGCATCACCACTCATGGCGTTGGCACCCCAAATGGTGGAATATACCGAGTTAGGTGAGAATTTCACGTCAACGTTACCAAGGAACACTTCCAAGGTGCGAGGCGTGATCTTTGCACCGCTATCGGCGGTACGGTTCTCATCATATGGACCGAACTCAGCGTTACCAGTCAACTCTCCGACTGTCTCTGAAACACGAATGCCTGGGCGAAGTGTCATGTATGAGAGTGATTTCTTCAATCCCTTGGTAGGCATAGTAATCAACTGCTTGCGGTATGTTGCAGCAGTCTTCTGCAACTGTTCATGAACATTTGCAGGGGCAATGAACTTGTTTTCTTCTGCCATGTTATGCAAATTCGTTAATAGCGTCAAACACTTGACCTGAGAAGTAGTCCTGAGCCTGGGTGTCCTCTACTGCTGTAGAAGTACTACCACCTGGTTCATCCTCCAGATCCTTTACTTTATCCTTCAGGTCGTCTCTCTCCTTTTCGAGATCCTTGACCTTGTCTTCCAATGCCTTCTTTTCATTCTTGACCTTGGCGAGTGCCTCGTCTTTGTCATGGATGGAGCTGGCATCGGCAGCCATCTTGTCCTCAATCTTCTGCATCTGCTCCTTGGAGATGGTGCAGTCCTTTGCGGAATCTTCTGCCTCAATGCCCTCAATATTGAGGACATTGTTAATGTGAGTCCATTTCTTGATCATATTTATAATAATGTTATGTGGTTTGTCTTTACCAAACAGTCGGTCAAGGAAGCCTGGCTTCTTCTCGTACCATGAATTGACAACCTCTGGCAATACTGGAAGATTGTTGTACTTGATAAAGTCTTGTGTCTGCTCGGTAATCTCGGCAGGCTTGCCATCCATGGCTTCATCGACAAAACCAAGCTCGATGCACTCATCAACGGTGTGCCAGAGAGCTTCGGACATCACCTTGACGATGTCTTCATGCTTTTTGCCGGAGCGATCGCAGTAAACGTTAGCGATAATGTTGTCTATCTTCTGCTGGTTTTCCTGTTGTTTCTGAAGCTGTTCGATAAGAGATCCAATCTCTTCCTCGTTGAGTGCTGACCAGACAAACTGCTCCGTGGAGCATTTGTGGACGAGAAGCAAAGTGTATTTGCTCATGCGGATTTTGTTGGCACCCATCGCACAGATGGTTGCAGCGGACGCAGAGAAGCCAGCCTGGAAGTCAACGGTGACATCACCATGTGACTTGAACATCTGGCAGATGGCGAGACCGGCGGAAACTTCTCCACCAAGCGAGTCGATGGAGACATCTACATGCTTGCCTTTGTTGTCATTGAGAATGTCGTGGACCATTTTCTTAGTCCACGACCCAATGTAGCCAGTGATTGATATTTGATATTTCATATAGCTTTGCGAATAAGAACACTGCAAAGTTATATAATAGGAGGGAAGAATAAAAAAACTTTTATTCGATGATTTGGAGCGGTTTTATCACATCAGACCATGTCACGGTATAGGTGATGAGCGAACTGTCGGTGTGAGAACTTGGCATGAGCTCAGAGCGAGTAAGGACAGGAAACGGGCGATGGTCGCGCCCGATGAGGTATCGGCACCCATCGGCGGTTGTCACCCTGTATGCGAGTGGTATGTCGTCAGAATTAATTTGCTCACACGACTTGAAGGTGAGTTTCGACGTGAAAATACGAACCTTAGACTCTACTTTGTCGGAGATTTCACAACTTGACGGATTTTTGCACTGAATCTGTCTAAACTCGACATCCTGTGGAAGAATGCAAAGATGACGGGCTGGGAAGATCACACTCTTGAGTTTCTCTGCCTCAGCCGCCTCTATTTTGATGATGTTTTTGATGTATGCCATAAGCTTTGAAATATTTCTAAGTTGTTCGGACTTGTTCGTGGTTGTTTGGATATTTCGGTTTTGTTCGGAGTTGTTCGCAGCGACGGAAAATTTTATGCTAACATTTACTAAATCTTGTTGTAGAATTTAAAATAACGCCTTTTTTTGCGTGTTGATCACGCATTCTGTAGAAGCATTGACGCACAGTATCCTCATAATCGATGCCAATACCATGCTGCTCGCACCATGCAGAAATGATGGAAGATATGCGGCATGATCGGTCAGCGATATCCTTAAGCGATGCCCAGAGATCCATCTTGAAGAGGTCGATGATGACCTCCTTGATGGCACGTCTTGCTCGAGGACCGAGATAACAGTACTCTCGCACAGGTTTAGCCTTGGAGTCAGGGAGCATGATAGCGAGATATTCATCAGGATGAGTGAGCCAACGGCTCTCCTCGAACTCCTTATCCTTAAATATATGAGAAGCACTCTGATGAAGCTTTGTGGAGTCTGCAGCCTCCTGCTCTGTTTGACTCTCCAGTTCAACAAGTGAGAGTTTTGCCGATGGAGGTTTAGTGGTGAACTTGCGGATCACCGCCACCTCATTACTACCGACAGGAAAGATGACAGGGGTGCCATAGGCATGATATGCCCATTGCCTGATGTGAGTGGGAATTTTAATATAAACGACTGGATTCATATATATATGCGTTTTTTGCGGCAAAGATACGAAGAATTTTTGAGAATACTAAAGATAATCAGTAAAAACTAACTTTTATCAGTAAAGTTGGTGTGATATAATTTCGTCCGAAAAGTTTGTATTTTTGTATCATGCAAACTTGGCTTTGTAAGTAGCTGATAATCAGCGTATTTTGTATGATACAATTTTGTGATACAGAAAATGTAACACTTTCGATTTTGTTACAT